GGCTGGGGGCTATCGCATTTATCAATGGACTTCTTCAGGTTCAATAACATTCTGAGAGTAAGCAATGCCTAATTATTCAGGATCATGGACATTAAGACAGCAGATGCAAGCTATTGCGGCTGGCACTTGGCAAAGCCCTCCTGTAAATGTTAATTTATTGGTTGTAGCTGGTGGCGGTGGTGGAGGCCAAGGCCGTCCATCTGGCGGTGGCGGTGCTGGTGGAGGGGCTGGTGGTATGCGCTCTTTGTCATCAATATCAGCAACTGTGGGTACTACATATACTATTACTGTAGGCTCTGGAGGTTCCGGTAGTACTGGAGTAGATACTAGTGGCTCCAAAGGAACTAATTCAAGTGCGCTTGGATACACATCTACTGGTGGTGGTTTTGGATCATTTAGTCCAAATAGTGCATCAGGCTCAACAAACGGCGGCCCCGGTGGTTCTGGTGGAGGTACTGGCGCATATAACGGAAACAGCTACGGCGCGGGTAATGAAGGTGCGTACAGCCCTGTTGAGGGCTATAACGGTGCGCCCAAAGGAAGCGGTGATGTAGGCGGAGGTGGAGGAGGCGCAAGTGCGTCTGCAACAGATAAAAATGGTGCAAATGGAGCGGCCTCATCTATAACGGGTACTTCTGTAACTTACGCTGGCGGCGGCGGTGCAGGAAATGGCGGCACTGGCGCAGGATCAGGTGGTTCTGGTGGCGGTGGCGCAGGCGCGGCAAATAGCACTGTTAATGGTACAGCAGGAACTGCAAACACAGGCGGCGGAGGTGGTGGTGGCACAGAACTTAGTTTTTCTGGAACGCAAGGTGGTGCTGGCGGTTCTGGTGTAGTCATTATTTCTTCTCCAGTTGCGGCGGCTTCCACTACAGGTTCACCAACAGTCACAACCAGCGGTGGCAATACCATCTATCAATTTAACTCTTCTGGTTCAATCACATTCTGAGGCACAACATGAGTCATTTTGCAAAAGTAGAAAACGGCATCGTCAAGCAAGTTATTGTGGCGGAGCAGGACGTTATTGATTCAGGCTTGTTTGGTACAGGCTGGGTTCAGACTTCGTACAACACACGAGGTGGTCAGCACCCAGAAGGCCGTCCAATGCGTAAGAACTACGCAGGCATTGGGTACACATACGACTCAGGCCGTGACGCTTTTATTCCACCCAAGCCATACGCATCTTGGACGCTGAACGAAACAACTTGCCAATGGGATGCGCCTACGCCTATGCCAACAGACGATAAACGATACACATGGGACGAGCCAACAACTTCATGGGTTGAGGTGACTAATGTCTAAACAGTACCCCGGCGGTTTAATTACCAAAAGCCCAGTCACACCCAGCGGCCCGTATCAAACCAGTACAGCGTCCGGTATCTGGACGCTTGACCAACAAGCGTATTGGGCAAAACTAGGCCAATGGCCCACGGCTGGGAACTCTGATGCCGATCCACAGTTCAACTACGTCACTATGCTCTTGCATGGCGATGGGACTAATGGCGCACAGAACAATACGTTCTTAGACAGTAGTGGAAACAGTCTTTCCATCATACGAGTTGGCAATGTAACCCAAGGTTCTTTCTCGCCTTATGGGTCTAATTGGTCTAACTTCTTTGATGGCACAGGGGATAGGCTAAGTATTGCTTCTGCTTCGGCATTAAATATTGGCTCCGCAGATATGACGATGGAATTTTGGATGTTGATACCATCAGCTTTTGCATCTGATTATCGTGTGCTTTTTGCAAAAGGCACTAACACAAGCGGTGGCAATTCTTACGCTTTTGAAGGTATGGCAAGCGGTGCGCTCACTTTGTGGATCAATACTGATGGTAGTAGCGGGTGGAATTTATTTAGTGGGACTACCATAGGAACACCGACAGTTGGCGCATGGAATCACGTTGTTGTGTGCCGTTCTGGAACTACTTGGTATTCGTTTATGAACGGGACTCGTGTGTTGAACACAACTGGAGCAGGGACTGTCACCGCATCTTCAACTGCAGTGACTATTGGGGATTTTGGCACGGCTGGTTTTGAATACACTGGCTACATTAGCAATTTACGCTTGGTAAATGGTACTGCGGTTTACGCCAATGCCACCACCTGCACAGTCCCAACAACTCCATTGACAGCAGTTACTAACACGGCGCTATTAACTTGCCAAAGTAATCGTTTTTTAGATAACAGCACAAACAACTTCACTATCACCACAACAGGCACACCAAGCGTTCAACGCTTCAACCCATTTGGTGCTTCTGCCGCCTATTCCACAAGCGTGATTGGTGGGTCAGGGTACTTTGATGGTACGGGTGATTATTTAAATGTAGGAAACAATACGGTATTACGGGCTGGAACTGGCGATTTCACATTTGAATCTTGGGTGTATTCTAACGGTGTAGCAGGAAGCGAATTTATTGCTGATTTTGGTGCTTCCAATGTAAATGGCTGGGGTTTGTATGACGAAGGCGCTGGTGGAAATTTGCAATTTCGTATAGCGGATGTTGACAGAATTGCTGCTGCTCCGCTTGTTGCTAGGGCTTGGAGTCATGTTGCTATTGTGCGTTCTGGAACTACTGCAACTCTATACGTAAATGGAATTTCAGTTGGAAGTTATGGTTCTGCTGGAACAAACCTTGACTACACGGGAAACAGCTATATTGGGACTCAAGTTGGCAGTAACATTATGAATGGTTACTTAAGCGATGTTCGTTTGGTTAAAGGAACTGCTGTTTACACAAGCAACTTTACGCCTCCGACTGCGCCACTAACAGCAATTACAAACACATCATTGCTTTTAAGCATGACCAATGGCGCAATCTTTGACAACGCCATGATGAACGACTTAGAAACTGTGGGCAATGCACAGATTTCTACAAGCGTGGTGAAGTATGGAACAGGGTCTTTGGCGTTTGATGGTAATAATGATTGGTTAAAAATACCTAACAGTCAAAACTTTAATTTTGGTAGCGGCAATTTTACTGTTGAAGGTTGGGTGTACTGTACATACACAACCCCAAGACAAGACATTTTTACTACGCCTACTACTAGTGCCGGGTATACTGGTCTCTCGTTTGGCATATACAATGGCAACTTTGAACTAACAATGTCATGGACAGGCTCTTGGGATATCTTATTTGCGACTGCTGGTTCTGTTAGCGCAAACACTTGGTATCACTTTGCAATTGTGCGAAATGGTGGAACGGTGACTGTGTATATAAATGGCACATCGACTTACACAAATACTGGACTAAGTACAAGTTCTTTGGTATTTGGTACAGACTCTGCAACCATAAGTTATGGTCGAGCAAATCAAAGTGATGCAAGATATTTGTATGGCTACATAGATGACCTACGCATCACCAAAGGTTATGCCCGATACACAGCAAACTTTACACCGCCCACTGCGGCATTCTTTAATTACGGCCCGACTTAAGGAGCATTTATGTTTATTGCAAAAGTAGAAAACGGAAACATCGGTGAGATCATCGACTTCCGCAAGTATTTTGGAAAGACTGATTCAGTCACAGACGAACAGTTGGTGGCTCAAGGATTTGTCAGAGTCAATCTGCACCGTGACCACGACCGCCTGACACAGAAGCTAATCCCCTGCGACCCCGTGCTGGAAAACGGCTGGGTGTACAAGGTTGCCGTAGCTGACTTGACCGCAGAAGAAATCCAATCTGCCAAAGATAGCGCTATGGCTCAGATTCGTGGTCAGCGTAACAGCTTGCTTGCCGCTTGTGATTGGACGCAGATTGCCGACAGCACCGCAGATAAAACTACATGGGCTACATACAGAACAGCATTACGCAACTTGCCAGCCACAATTACTGGTGACCCCCGTACATTCAACGACTGGCCTCACGACCCTAACTGGGTTGCAATGCCTGTTTAATCATGTGGGACTGGGCTGAAGCATTTATTGCCGCAGCCTGTCTAGTGGCCTTCGTCATCTATGGCACGTACATAATTGCATGGAGTATGGTGTGATAAATGCGATGGCTCATACTGTTACTGCTGTTGGGGCTAGTTGGAGCCGTAGCCAAGAATGGCTGCCATGTGCGCGAGTTTTGGTCAATTGCTTGGACAATCCACAATCCGTCAGAGCGCCATCAGCAGATGTCAATGTGGCTAACAAACAATGCACAGCACTGTCGATCTCAAGATTATGTGGTGATGTGGAACAATTTGTCAGAGTGGGCTGGCGCGGCAGATTCAGCAGAACTCAGAACTAAAGTCATTCATGGATACAAAGATGCGCTTGATCGGGAAAAGAAATGAAGATCAGTTACGACAAGTGGTATCCAGTCGTCCAGCCTCAAGCAATGGTGCAACAGGAATTGTTTATAAAGAGGGTGGAAAAGCAGAACGCTGAGT